ACGGTTACGATGCTGCTGAAGCGTTGAAGCCTGCTGGAAAGTTGGTGCGCTATGAAGATTAGCGACTATCAAACGGTTCGGAACTTTGCAGAAGGCCGTGGGTTCTTCAACTATGAAGTGCAAACATTGCCGGTTGGTGGTGTACGTGTCGGCTTCAAGACCAAGCGAGGCGGACAAATTTGGTTCGATGATAAGCAACAAGCAATCGATTATGTATTGGAGGCTACGAATGGACTATAAGGGGCCAACAGGTGTTGGCAATATTCACTACAACTTTGCAAAGCCTGCGAAGTTTGATGTTGAAGCAGAGAAGGAACGAATTCGCCAAAGCGCGGTAGAACGGCCAAATAAGGCAGCATCGGAATATGAAGTACGCTATCGAAGTTACGCAAGATATCTTGCTAGGCATATGCACGGCAAAGGAATTTCAGAGCGTGACAATTTGGTAGATGCGGCTGGTCAGTTAGTTGGATTATCGTTCATAACAGCCAGTAATTCACGGTATCTTGGACGGTTTGCGTGAGAGCATAGCGAATCCGAGTTGGAAGATACACCGTTCAGTACGCCACGTATGACATCGGCGGTTGGTTATGAAACCAGGTATCAGACATTTAAGAAGGCAATGGACGATAAGTTACCTGGTCAAACATTCGCAGATATCGCGACGCCGATTGCCAAACAGCTAAGAATGAACATGGCATCGTTGTACAACGCAAAATACAAGGGCCGATACGACAAGGAAAAGAAAAACGCCTAACGGCTGCAACCGTTAAGCGTTGGGTAATTGCTATATGAGAGTGGCTAATTACTTTTCAATTATAACACGAAAGGACCTATGAATGCCAGAAGATTTAATTGACCCACCAGACGATGATTTGCCTTGGGGAACAGATTACAAGGACGATTCAATCTATGTTGGTGATGAAGTTGTGCAAGTAGAGAGTTGGCTTGTACGGCTTGAAGATGCAACAGACTTCTTAGTCTGGTACGGACAACGTGTAAATACGGAGGATTAAAAAATGAATGAGATTACTTTGATTAACGAAGACGGCGAGAAGATGACATTTGCTAACATGGTGCCGGCAGCACTGGAAAAGACAGACAACGAAAGCTTAGAAGAGCTAGGGTACATGGCGAAGATTTTGAAGGCGCGCTTCAAGGATATTGACGCGGAAATCAAGAAGCGCCTGGAAGACGGTCAACAGTTTGGTCGCGTTGAGTATGTGGAACGTACGAAGAAGATGATCCCACAGGACGACAACGACCTGAAGCAACAATTTATTTTTAAGTACGGGTATGATGCCGTCGAGTTGAAGTCACCAACGCAACTACGCAAGCAGTTTGGTAAGGCGATTGAAGAAGACTTAGAAGCGATTACCGTATTTGATACGACGAACGCGGTTAAGTGGAATTAGGGGGCTGATATGGGAGTAGCAACTGAATTGCAGAAGGTACGTAAGGCACTGGTGCAACCGGTTAAGGACGCCAGCAATCCACAGTTTCGTTCTAGTTACGTGACGTTCGATGCCGTTGTTAAGTCAGTTGATGAAGCGATTAAGGCAAGCGAAGCCAACTTAGTATGGACGCAAGAAGTTAAGGGCGGCCAACTGTATACGGTTTTGCTGACTGACGAAGAACGGCTTGACCTTGGCGGTGTTGAAATCATTTCAGCCCGTCAACAAAAGGGGCAAGGCTGGGTAGATGCATCGTTAGACCCACAAGCACAAGGATCCGGTCTGACATACGCAAAGCGTTATTCTTTATCGTTAGCGTTCGGAGTGGCTAGTGAAGTTGATGATGACGCAAACAGTGCTCAAAAGAGCTACCAGAACCGTCAGCAATCACGATCAAAGAACCCACTTAATTCCAAGTTTGGTGCCGTCGCGAAGAATTACCAAACCAAACACTCACTAACCGAAGAAGAGATGTATAAGCAAATTAGCGCAGCGTTCAAGACTAACATCGCAAATTTCTATGCCTTCAACAAATTGAACGACACACAGAAGCAACAAATCATCGACTGGATTAGTCAGGGCCTCGAGTAATGGATATATGGGGGCGCATCACATCAATTCAAGGTAACAAGCTGACGATGTCAGTAGAAGATGCGCAGGAACTAGCCAGCTTGTCACTATACACGCAAGAAGAACAGCCACAGGCGGTTGTGACGGTTGCTGATGAACGCAGTATCAGTCGCATTCAACGTAAGAAGGCGTACGCGATTATGAGCGAGATTGCGAAGTGGTCAGGGTACACGCCCGAAGAGATGAAGGAATGGATGAAATTTTACTACATCGGCGAAACAGGCGATCAGTATTTTTCATTCGCTGACACTGATATGACCACGGCGCGCAATTTCATTTCATATCTGCTTGATTATGCAGTACGCAATCACATTCCAATGTCGAAGAGCGGTTTGGAATATATGGACGACGTTGACGCCTACATGTATTCATCGCTTCGATACCGAAGCTGCGTTGTGTGTGGTAGGCCGGCTGACGTTCACCACATTGACACGGTTGGAATGGGTAACGACCGCCGAACAGTTGACCACCGAGAGAAGCGCTTAATTGCTTTATGTCGTGTACATCACAACGAAGCACACAACATTGGGTGGCCGGAATTCGAGCGTAAGTATCACGTTAAGGGTATTAAGTTAGACCCAGAAACGTTGCAACGTCTAGGCATTATGACGTTTAAACAAATGGAGGAAATCGACAATGAACCACGTCGCACTAATCGGACGATTAACTAGGGAAGTAGAGCTTAAGTACACAACGTCTGGCGCAGCAGTTGCTTCCGGTTCGCTAGCAGTACAACGTCAATTCACTAACGCGAACGGTGAACGAGAGAGTGATTTTATCAACTTCGTTATCTGGCGTAAGGCTGCCGAAAATTTCGCAAACATGACGGCCAAAGGGTCGCTGGTTGGCATCGAAGGGTCTTTGCAGACGCGTAACTATGAGAACCAACAAGGTCAACGTGTCTATGTAACAGAAGTTATCGTCAACAATTTCACACTGGTTGAAACGCGTGAACAAACGGATCAGCGACGAACACAATTCCCACAGGAAAATACTGGCGGGTTTAATCCTGAACCACAACGTCAGGCACCACAACAGGGCGGGTTCTCACCTAACGATATGTACGGTGGTGGTAATGCAGCTACTATCAACGATGACGATTTACCGTTCTAGGGGTGTTTAAATGGCACAACGACGAATGTTAAGCAAGAAAGTTACTGACACAGACGCATTCTTAGACATGCCACTGTCAACGCAAGCATTGTACTTCCATTTGAATATGCATGCTGATGATGACGGGTTTGTCGGGAACATCAACACAATTAAGCCAATGATTGGCGCATCAACTGACGATGAAAAGTTATTGCTAGCGAAGCAATTCTTAATCCCGTTCGATGATAGCGGGGTAGTCGTTATTAAAGACTGGCGAATTCACAATTACATTCGAAAAGATACGTACAATGCAACGATGTACAGCGAAGAACGCCGGAAACTAGGTGTTTCAGAAAGTGGTTCTTATTTCGTGGACGAACCGTCGACGGAACGTCCACGGATAGTAGACGACACGGCGACACAGGTAAGGTTAGATAAGGTAAGTAAAGGTAAGAGTAAGGTAAGTGAAGGTAAGGTAAGTGAAAACACGACCGACCAACCGACCGGCTCACTTCGCAATCAACTTACTGACTTGGTGGCGGTGCATGGATTTGCAGATCGTCTAACACCGATGCAGTTAAACCAGTTGCTTGAATATGTTACAGAAGACGGTATGGAAATCGGCGTACTGAACCTTGCATTACAAGACGCTTCTAATCGAGCTATTCGCAACTTTAAGTACGTAGACGCAATACTACGTGCAAAGTTGAATGAAGGCGTCAAATCGGTTGCTGATTGGCATGCCGGTAAAGAGACACACAAACAGGCCGTTGCTGATGAAAAGGTGCCAGACTGGATGCGCGAACTTAACGACAAACTGGAGGGCAGCTAATGAATACTACAAGCGATTGGGTACGTGAGTTGCGACAACGTGGGTTAACACCTAAGACGTTGACACCAGAAGAGCGTGCTGGAAAAGAAAAGGCCGATGCTGAACGCATTACTAAAGCGTGGCAAGCACAAGAGCGCGTTAAATATCAGCGTATGAGCTTGTGGGGCGAGACAGAGACGCGTTCTTTTGAGTTTGAAGACTGGAACCCACAAATGCAACGAAACGAGCAGACAGCGCGCGATATTGGCAATCAGGCATATGCAATGACAAATGAGATGCGCAACGGACTGTTCAATGTGTTCCTGTTCGGTCGAGCTGGTGCTGGTAAAACATCGTTGGCATTGGCAATGATGAGTCGATTAAGTGATCGCTACACAACGATGTTCGTGTCGGTTGTTGAATGGCGCAACTTGAAATTTAAGTCATTCAAGGACAATAAGGTTGCTGAACGTTTGAACCTAACAGAGAAGTTCATGCGTGAAGTTGAAGTGTTGGTTCTTGATGATTTTGGAAAAGAGACCCAGGCCGAAGCAAAAGAGACAGTGTCGTCAATGCTATTTGAATTAGCAGACGCTAGAAGAGGCAAGGCGACGATTATCACGTCAAACGATGATTTGACCGGATTGGCGTTGAAATACGACCAGGCGGTCTTGTCACGACTAATTACGAAGGATATTAAGCACATCATCACGACGAACAAGCTTGATGATGTCAGAAAGGTTTAATCATGAACGAAGAGAAGCAATATGTGAACCGTGGATACGCGGTCGTGGCGAATTTCATGGGTGAAATACGTTACTGGAACGGTATGACCTACGATGAAGCACAACAAGATTTCATGGATAAGCAACATTACATGGGACAGATTGGGGTTAAGTCAGAAGACATCTGGATCGAGTACAACGGACAGAAGTTGCCACATATGACGCGAGCGGAAGATTTGCCAGACGTGCCACATGAATTGGCAGAGGCAATCGCTAACGATTATCGCGATACACTAACCGGTTTCGTTAAATGGCTACGCTCAAAGCCAGCTGACTGGTATTTGATTGGTCAACCTGAATTGTTGGCTAGTGCGTATATGAATGGCCACTAAGCTTGTACAGACAACAAACAGCCAAGGGTGAAAAGACTATAAGCCCGTATGGAGGAAATGAACATGGGTAAGAAAATGCCAACGTATGTCGTGTTCAACATGAGCATGGGAAACAATCACCACACACCAGTTGCGACAGGTGATGATCTAGATGAGTTGCTAGTGCAATATCATGGAAAGGCGTATCAAGTCATGGCAGTTAAGCCGGTATTTGAACGAGAGGAATGGTAATGCGCATTACAGGCAAGAAGATGAACGAGTACGCACAAGGTCGCGGTTACACGAATTGGTACGAGTTCCGTGAAGATGTTGGCTATCAGGTAGCGCAAGAGGCGTTGGAACAGATTAAGTTGGAGGCGGATTAGATGATTGATTTTGTGAAGCTGTTATTTGGAGGAGCGTTAATTGGGTTATTCTTCGCACTAGCCGTTTGGTGGGTGTTCTATATTTGGCAAATTCTATTGTTTCAAGCTTTGTAAGGGGAGGTGGAAGACTGATGGCACATTTAATTAGCGAGGCAATCTTATGGATTGTAATTGGTATTTATGCATACTGGACATATAAAGCTGATAAAGCGCGCCGTGAATACGAACGTAAGGCACAACGTGCAGTAGAGGCAGTAGAAGGATGGCGTGATGCATATCTGAAGGTATATCAAATAAACGACTCGAAAGAAGAGGATCATGCGTAAGTATTACTATTTCCGAGATAAGCAAGGCTACTTCAAACTCGCTTATACGCCAGAAGGCAATCGCGTGATTGTGCGGACGTGGAATAAGCGGCAGGCATATCGAACAAGTAACAAGTGGCTCATCAAGCACATGGTCAGCAAGTGGTTAGCTGGGTATTACTACTGGGTAGAAGAAGGGTAAACAAAAAGCGCCAGACCGAAGTCCAGCGCCATGTAAAAGAATTGGGAGTAAGTTCATTTTAACATGGTTCGGAGGACGTATGAATGGCACTTTTACCAGCGGTGAATGAGAAGGCAACAAGAGAAGCGGTTCGAGAGTTTTTTGATAGTGAGTGGCCACGTATCGTTAACATGGCTGATATGGGATATGTTGATTTGAAGTCAGTTGAGATTTCAGACATGCCAAGTGCGCGATCATTTGGTAATGCTAACGATGAGCGATTTACCAATCACGCTAACGCTGTGTACTACTATGATGCCGTTGTCCATGCTATCAAGGTTATGACACAGCCACACAGGCACTTCATGTGGTTGCGATATGTCCGACACTTAGAATGGCTGCAAGTAGAAGAAATCACTGGTTACAGCACTCGACGTGGCCAAGAGATTATCGAAGAAGCGTTTCTATTATTCGCTGACAATTTTGCCGATATTGATGATTTGCGAGTTAAAGAATAATTTGGAAAAACGCGTATGTTCTGCATAAGTACCGCATGCAAAGTGCGGGTGTTCCAAGTTATTATGATAGAGTACCAAAATTGAAACAAAGCATGTGTGGCGGAATAGGTAGACGCATATTGCTAGAGACCAGAAACGTAAGACACAAGGTTAACTAGTGATAGGCCGGCCTGTAGCTCAGTATAAGAGCGCTTGCCTGATAAGCAAGAGGCGCTGGTTAAATTCCAGTCGGGTCCATATGGTTATGTCAGGTGCAAATCCTGACCACATGCATCACATAGCAAAAAATAAATTAAAGGATAATCTTCCTTGTATTTGTTTTAAACGACACTGCCAGTTGCTATGTCTGGCGTACATACTCAAAACTATTAAGGATAAACTTTGATAGTTATTACCGGGATCAGGACTTGTATGTTGTCGCTGGTCAGTACATATCATTAAAAAGTATAGGAATAAACTGTCACTTTTTGTTTTCGTGCCGTGGCTCCGGATATGTGAGTGCACAATTCTCGGATGTGCGATATAATCCCTCAAAATGGAGGGATTTATAAATGAGTTACGTAAATGTGGTTTTGGGTGATAACTTCGCTTCTGTTGTTAGTGATACGCAAATAACGAAATCGGATGGTACGGTTTCAGAAAAAGAAATGAAAAAATTCTTAGTTACTGACCAAAAAGTATTGATAGCGACTACTGGAAATGCAGACGTAGCAAAAAGATTGTTTGATTTTTTTGAAGAACATCAAGATCTGCAATTTAGTGCAGTAAGAATGCAAGTTGCTGCAATTTTAGAGCAGCTTCAAGGTGTGACAGATGAAGATGGTGGAAAAATATCGCAAAAAGTAATTGTTGCAGGTTTTGAAGACGGAACGTGCACTGCTACGGCATTTATAGTAGATTCATACAAAGCTCTTCAGGTGATAAATTATGGACCATGGAATGTTATCCATTTAACACCTGAAGATTATAGTTTTGATATTGCCGAGTACTTCGGTAGGCTAAGAACAGATAAACTGAGTGATGTTGTAGCTCACCAGGAGAAAGCGTTGTTCAGAGTAAGCAGACATTCTCAACAAGTCAATAACACAATTAACAAGGAGGTGATGCTTGATGTTTAATTTTGATTTAAAGAATGCATTACAGAACGCGCCTTATAAGGCGTTTAATAAAGAAGAACTAGCTAAACTAGATGGTAATATTTCATCTGATACAACAACGAGTGGTGATATTTCAGCCACAAAGATTAAGTTGAATTAATGACTAAACCTGATTGTTTTTACAATCGGGTTTTTATTTTGCACTGAAAAGGAGCGGCGACATGAAAAAATATAAATTGGAAAACGGGCAAATCATTGAGTTCACCAAAGATGGTGTATTGCTTAAGGGGAATACCATCTCGTTGCGAGGAGACATTGACATTATTAGAGACAATCATGCAGCTACTATTTCAGAAGCACTTGGCGGTAGGGGAAGTAATAATGTTATCAACTTAGATGAGAATGATGCTGTGACTGAGTACGAATCAGGAAACGTTTATCAGCTTCCAGGTTATGAATACTTTGAAGACTTAAATCTGTTTGTATTTCACTTTAAGAGCAATTTTTTGGATAGTGAGTCGAAACGTAATGTACAGGCTGTCTTCGAAAGATTGCTTGGCGATGGGGTTAAGGTTCTAATCTTAGACGAAATGTTTGGAGGTTGATATGCACAAGAACTTAATGGGTAAGTTGATTAAGAGTAACAATGTCAATCGTGGGGAATACACGTACATTTATTTTGCTAATGAATTAGTTGATATAGTTACTAACGGTGGTAAGCAATATTCACGCAACACGGCGTTTGATGGTCGATTCGATGAGAATGCATAGGTGTTCAGAGATTGGTTGCCGTGAGCTGATTAAACCAGGTTGGACATATTGCCAGCCACATTATGAAGCACGCATGAAGAAGTATGTACATGCTAAGCAAGCTAATGCAGACCGCAATGCTCAGACATTACGTGGACAGTATGAACTATCACAGGCAACCAAAGAGTATGACAGTACAAGGCGCCAAGAGCTTCATGATGGCTTCTACAATACCAAGCAGTGGAAGAAGATAAGCGCATACGTTAAGAGCCGTGATGGTTATGCTGACGCTATTAACGGTAGGTTATGGGATGACGGTGAGTTGATAGTAGACCACATCATACCAAGACGACTACTACCCAAGGGCGAACAGTTAGACACAAGTAACTTATGGTTACTGACTAGAGCACAGCACAATCATAAGACGTCAGTTGAGAAGAAGTTGAGTGAGAATGTGTTGAAGCACGCAAGTCGTGACTGGTGGCGTAATGTATTGTGTGAGAAGCTGTTCTGATTTATTGATTGACTATTTAACCAAGTGGATATATCATTTGTGTGTAATATATTATAAATAACCTAAGGGAGGGACGATCATGGCTTTAGAAGACAAGATTGATGGCGCAAAGGATCAAGTAGCAGGTAAGGCGAAGGAAGTTGAAGGTAAGGTTACTGGAGATGAAACTCGTGAGGTAGAAGGTAAGGTGCAAGGACTATTGGGTAAGGCCAAGGATGCCTTTGGAGATGGTAAGGATGCTGCAGAAGATGCAGTTGAAGACATCAAGGAAAAGTTTGATAAGTAATTTTTTAATACTTCCAAATGAGTACTCGCTGTATTTGGAAGTATTCTTTTGTTCCTTTAGCTCAGTTGGTTAGAGCAGACGGCTCATAACCGTCCGGTCACTGGTTCGAGACCAGTAGGGAACATGGCATGGATTGATAGATGTTAGGTATATTTCATTTCTATATGTGCCACACCACCTACACAGATGTCTATCAATCTTTGCTTTTATAAGCCGGTATGGCGGAACTGGCATACGCAGCGGACTTAAAATCCGTCCCTTAATTGGTTGTGGGTTCGAATCCCACTATCGGCATATTCACATCAGGTAGCAATCAGTTAGATTGTTACCTTTTTTATTTGAGCAACGTATTGCGTGAGAAGCCATAGGAGCGCGTGTGAGACGTTTTAAATCTCAGTCAGTAGTTAGCTGATTGTTCATCGTAAATCATTTATACCCCCCGCCTACGTCGCTTAGGAAGTAACCGAATATCAAATAGTGCCGTCTCTTCAACACGTTGCAGTTATTATTATTTTTTGGATTGAAAGGAGGTGAGACCGTGCCACGAAAAGCAAAGTTAACAAGCGATGAATCAGATCGCAAAGACCAACGTGAGCGCACCGAGAAGCTTCATATGACGTTAGAAAGTGCTGATAAGTTGTCTGAGACTGCGCCACAACATTTAACTGGTGAAGCCAAGAAAATGTGGGAAACAATCGTGCCTTTCTTAAATGAATCAGGTTACGTGATTAACGCGGATAGTTCAGCAGTTGAAACATTGGCTATGAACTATCAAATGTTGCGTGAAGCATATGAGTCAGTTAAGAACGTTGGTATCTTGTACAAAGCAGGTGAGAAGTATTTCAAAAACCCAGCTGTAGGTATTATTGATTCAGCAACTAAGGTTATAAAGTCAGTTGGTAGTGATTTGGGACTGTCACCGCAAAGCCGTGCAACACTGATTGACATGGCAAACAGTGATGATGAAGATGAGACGGATTGGGAAGCTAGGTTCGGGGGTTAAGCATGCAAAAGTACAATGACTTGCTTAGAAGGTATCCGAATGACCCGGCTTTGGAATATTCAATTGCCGTTCTTACTGGTAAGAAGCTGGCTGGTGAAAAGATTAAGAGAGCTGCTGAAAGGCATATTAATGACCTGCGAAGAATTGATAACGATAATGATTTTATCTATGTATATGACGCTGATGAGGCTAGAAAGATTAATGAGTTTGCGACGTTGCTGAAAGATGTGACATCAGGCGAACCATTTAACCCTTCACCTTACCAGCGTTTTATTTTGGCTATGATTCAAGGATGGCGAAACCCTGAAACGCAGGGGATGCGCTTTAAAAACATTTTCATCAGCATGGCAAGAACGAACGGTAAGACGCAATTGTTATCAGCCTACACGCTGTATAACTTTTTGTTTGGCTATCCAAAAGTCAATCGTCAACTTGCTGTATCAAGTATTGATATTTCGCACACTAAGCCGCTTTATAAGTACATGACTTACAATTTGGAACAATTGAAAAAGGGGCCGTTTAAGAAGTTGGCTCAAAAGTGGGGCGTTGAGTATAACCAAAACGAAATGCGTATTGATTCTCAATCGACTTCAATGAAACGGTTATCAGCACAGGCTAGTGCTTCTGACGGAGACCATTACACGACAGGTATTGTTGATGAGTATCACTTATTTGGTCAAGGGCAGCGAGAGTTTATTAATTCAATGACGTCTGGAATGGTTAACAACCCGCTGGCTCAAATGTTTTTCATCTCAACAGCTGGATTGGATCCGAACGCACCAATGTATGAAGATTACCGACGATACGCAAAGTATCTTGAAAGTGGTAATTGGAACGATATTGATAAAGACCTTGTCTTGATTTGGGAACAAGATGATGAAGATGAAGCTTATTATCCTGAAAAGTGGGTGAAATCAAATCCGCTTATGGAATTGCCGTTCATGGCAAAAAATTTGCGAGAAGGAATGATTACAGAGCGTGATGCCAAAGCGTCACAAGGTAAGTTGCCGGACTTTATCGTTAAGAATATGAACATGTGGCAAAACGCTAAGGACAATGCTTATCTGCCGCTTGATTTGATTAAGGGCGCTATCATTGATGACTTCAGTATGTTTGGACGCGATGTGTTTATTGGTTTTGATTTCTCTCAAACTAATGACGATACGGCAATCGCATTTGTATTTCCATATACCGGAACCGACGGGCAAACCTATTACCATTTGTACCAGCACAGTTGGGTGCCAATCGCTAAGGCCGGAAGCATTGAGGCTAAGGAACAACGTGACAATATCAATTATCGGGACGTTGAGACAAAGGGGTTTGCAACTGTGACACGTGACCGCTTTGGCTTGATTGATGAAGATGAGGTGTTCAATTGGATGCTTAACTTTATCGAGAGTAACGAACTCGATGTACAAGGCATTTTGTATGACCAATGGGGAACGGGGCGTTTTATCAGACGACTAGATGAGATTAAGAGTGAATACTTAATTATTCCGGTACGTCAGGGTATTAAATCGTTGAATGAACCAACCAAGTTCTTGCAGGAACAGTTTATTAAGCAGCGAATTACTATGCTTGATGACCAGGCGTTACAACAAGCGTTGGTAAATGCGGTCATCGTTTCTGATAACAACGGAATTAAGGTTGATAAAAACGTTAACTCACAAAAGATTGATATTGTCGACGCGATTGTCAATGCGCTTTATGAAGGCCAATTCTATGCTACTGAATTTAGTAACGTGGAAGAAAAGCCAAGCAAGTTACCGTTCGGAAATAAAACGGATGAAGAAATAAGCGATTATTTCATCAACAATTTTTCATTTTAGAAAGGAGGACACAATCATGAATAATTTTTTAGCAGTGTTACCACTGTTCCTGCTGATGTTAGGCGTCGCACTTATTAGTGTAGGCGTCTTTTTATTTAGCATTCCAGTCGGTTTTATCGTAACTGGATTGTTATTGGCCTTGCTGGCCTACATGGTCACTCCAAAGGGTGATGGCCAATGAGTTTGACTAATCCTTTTGAGCGCCGGTCAGCAATGGCAATGGTTGGTAACACAGCACCGTTCATCATGTCAGGTGGAACATTCATTCCAAATGAGTTGGTAAGTGCAGAGGAAGCGCTGAAAAACAGTGATTTGTACTCTGTGGCAAGTCTGATTAGTTCAGATATTGCAGGTGCAAAGTTTATTGGTGATAATTCTTTCACTGAAATGTTGAACAAACCAAACGACCTAGTTAATCGTGTGACGTTCTGGCAAACAGCTGTACTGAGTTTGCTGTTCAATGGAAATGTTTTTCTGATTATTGATCGTGTTAACCAAAGATTGCGATTTGTTCCAGCTGCATCCGTAGCTATGGAACTCAACGGTGATGAGTTGACGTACATTGTTAACCAATTTGGCGAGTTTGCAGGTGGTGAATTCAGTCCGAATGACATCATTCACGCACGCATTATGGCTTATGGGGCTGATGAATTGCGTTCGTTGATTGGTCACAGCCCTTTGGAATCGTTGGCTAACGAACTAGCACAGCAAAAGCAGGCTAATAGGCTGACAGTTTCAACTCTCAAAGGTGCTATGAACCCAACTAGTAAGATAACCATTCCACAAGGTACATTGACTGAAGAAGCCAAGGAAGCTGTGCGACGTGAATTTGAACGTGCAAATACTGGTGATAATGCTGGGCGAGTGATGGTACTTGACCAATCAGCCGATTTCACGACAATTTCAATTAATGCTGACATTGCCAAGTACTTAACTAGTATGGATTGGGGACGTGAGCAAATCGCTAAGGCATTTGGTGTGCCTGATAGTTACTTGAACGGAACTGGAGACCAACAATCTTCATTGGATCAGATTAGTGCGTTATACGTTGGCGGCCTTAATCGTTATATCGAACCCTTACTATCCGAGCTTAATTTCAAGCTGGGTAGTGGCATCAAATTGGATATGTCGCAGATTATTGACTATTCAAACTCAACACTTAAGGCTGATGTTTTGAATTGGGTGGATAGAAACATGATGTCAGCACAAGAAGCAATGGCATTGTTGCAACGAAAGGGGGTGATTTAGTGACAGATATTGAACAACACTATGTTGATATTGGTGAGTTGGAAGTTCGTTCAAGTTCTGATGGAAAGTTTGTTGGACAGATTGCAGGATATGCACTTAAGTTCGACAAGCCGTCAGTTAGTCGTGGGCCGTTCATTGAATATATTCGTACTGGTGCTTTGAATGGTGTTGACCTGACGGAAGTGTTAGCACTTTTTGAACACGACTACGCTTCGTTGCTGGGGCGTGTTGATGCTGGCACGTTGAGCTTGCATGTTGAAGATGTCGGCTTGCATTTTGTACTTGATGTGCCTGATACGACGTTGGGCCGAGACGTTTACAACAACGTTAAGCTGGGAAACTTAAAGGGTATGAGTTTTGGTTTTGTCGTTGCCAAAGGTGGCGATGAATGGAAGCAAGGCGAAAAGCCCACCCGAATTATTAATAAGATTGCAGAGCTGAAGGAAATTAGCGTAGTAAGCGTACCTGCATATGACGATACAAGCGTTCAAGTGACCCGTTCATTGAGCGCTTTTTTTGATGCACAAAACGAGCACGAGTACCGAGAGAAAGTGCGGATTTATCTAGGAGGAACAGATGAATAAGATTGCAGAGCTTAAGGGAGATTTGGCTACAAAGCAACAAGTCCTTAACGATAAGAAGATTGAAGTTCGTGCGTTTGTTGATGACGCAGACAAGACGACAGATGAAGTGAAGGCGGGCATGTCAGACATCAAGGACAAGGAAGCTGAGATTGAGAAGTTGAAGGAAGAAATTGCAGTTTTGGAGCAAGCAGCAGGGTTGGAAACAACAGAGGAAGATGCTGATGAAAAGGAAACGGAACAACGAGCAGATGATCCTGACAACGTTGAAGAACCATCAGATGACGAATTAGGCGCAGATGAAGACACAGACACTGAAACACGAAATGGAGAAGGAATTATGAAGGTGAATGTAGTAGACGCAAAGAACACGACGGAACAAGCATTCGAGACGTTCTTGAAGACGGGTGAGAAGCGAGATGTTACTGGACTGGCATTGTCAGATGGTGCTGTCATTATCCCTGAAACGATTTTGCCAGCAGAGCATGAAGAAAACCAATTCCCACGTTTGGGTCAATTGATTCGCAACGTTACTGTTAAGACTACGACTGGTAAGTTGCCAGTATTTGATAACACTAAGGATACTTTGAAGGCACACACTGAATACTCCGCAACCGCTGTGAATAAGGCTTCGACAATTACGCCAGTTAAGTGGGATTTGCAAACGTACACGGGTGCCTATGTATTCTCACAAGAGTTGATTTCAGACTCTGCATATGACTGGCAAGGTGAGTTGCAAGGACAATTGATTGAGTTGCGTGATAACACTGATGATGGCTTGATTATGACGGCACTTACCACTGGTATTACTCCAGTTGTGTCTGAAGACTTTGTAGCTGATTTGAAGACGGCTTTGAACGTCAACTTGAAGCCGGCTGATAAGAAGAAGGCTTCAATCGTCTTGTCACAATCTGCTTATAATGCTTTGGATCAAATCAAGGACGATATGGGACGACCAATGTTGCAACCATCTATTGCAAGCGCTACGGGTGAATTGGTGTTGGGTAAGCAAGTTATTGTTGTTGAAGATACGTTGTTCCCTAAGGCTAAGGAAGGCGACATCAATGCTATTGTTGCACCGTTGAAGAAGGCTGTTATCAACTTTAAGTTGGCGGAGATTACAGGTCAATTCCAAGACACGCACGACATTTGGTACAAGCAATTGGGTATCTTCTTGCGTGAGAACGTTGTGCAAGCACGTAAGGACGTGATTATTAACATCAAGGGTAGCCAAGAAGCTGTTAATGCATCAGCCGGCTCGAACACAACTGATGGCGATACGGCTAAGTAGCCATATTAATTAATCGCCTGAGAAAGATAACAGTACCGTAAGGGGCGGGTAGTAGGGAGAAAATGATGGAACGTATTACTGCAGCACAATTGTTAGATGAACTTCACATTGACCCAAGCGACGAAGAAACTGAGACGGTTGACCGTTTGATTGATGATGCTTCGGCAATCATTCGAGGTTCCATCTCTGATGAGGTTGGTGAAGATGAGTTGTTGAGCTTGTCAGGTAACGTGTTTAACCGTCTCATCCAGACTTTAGCAACGAAATTGTATTACGACCGTGAATTGAGTGATGGTTATGGGGCAGGCATTCAAATCATGTTGAACCAATTACGTGCAAAGTATCAGGGGGTGAAGCATGGCGACACCTAAACCATCAGACTTCAACAAGCGAGTTGCGTTTGGGTTAACCGAGAGTGTCAAGAACACTAATACCGGTTCAATTCGCAAACAATTCGTTGAGAAGTTGAAACTCTGGTATGCACCTAAGACAAGGACGCTTAATCAGCAATATCAGTTGCAAGGAACTAGCCTTGAAAATACCAAGGTTATTATTGTTCGACATAACCCAGAATTGGAAGCATACACGTTGGCCAAGATTGGAAATGTTCAGTATGACATCGCTAGTATAAGCCCTGATGAGACGAACAAAGCCGTTGCATATGATTACGTAACTCTGAAAAGGAGTGAGTAATATGTCTGAATTGTCACTTGAAGATATTTTGAACTCAATCGTTGAGGAAGCTGAAGCAGTATCAACTAATCTGACAGTTGAAGACAAGGCAAAAATTACAAAGGCCGGTGCAAAGGTATTCAAGGTGTCACTTGAAGAAGTAACTAAGGTCAAACACTACCGACACCGGCGTACCGGTAATGACCCACACTTAGCTGATTCCGTCATCATTCAAAATACTAACGTTGACAATATGAAGAATGGAGCTTCAGTTGTTGGGTGGGATTACACCAAGTCACGGCAAGGGCATTTGATTGAAAACGGTACGAAGTTTCCGATGTACACATCAACGGGAGCTAGATACAAGAAAGGCGGTCAGGTTGCTATTAATGGGGATCATTTCGTGGAAGGCGTGAGAAATGACCCACAAGTGATGGCAAAGGTTTTGGAAGCTGAAGCAGCAGCCATGAAGCAAATTATAGAAAAGAGGAATAAGTAATGCGACCAGTAGACGAAGTGGTCGGTATTATTGCTGACATATTCCCTGACTGGCAAGTTTATTCGGATAGTATTCCACCTGAAGTGATAGACGACAAGAACGTAACACAGGTGTTGATTACCGAGTCAGTATCTGATGTTGGTAATTATGCCGACGACACGTTCAACATGATTGAACTTGGGGTGCGAATCCAGATTTTTTATAGTTTGGACTTTGACCGGAGCATGCTTGTTACGGAAGTTCAGTTAATGAAGGAGTTGGAGAAGGAACATTGGCGTGTGACAGATTCACAGCCACACTATCTTGATCTAAGTCAAACCGACGAACAACAAACGATTAAGAATATTGAAGTAAACAAAACAACGACACTAGTGGAGATTGGCTATGACGGCTAGTCTCCTTTTTATTTGGAGGAATTAAAAATGGCACAAGTAGGATTGAAGAAGACGTATCTAGCATTGCTTGATGATGACGGAAAGATTAAGGCGGGAGATGCAGGTTTAGCGACGGATGGGCTTTATAAGTCAAACTCTAAGGATTTGGGTACTTTGTCAGCTAATATCACCAATATTTCAACTAACGGTACGCAACAATTTGGGGATAACGGAATGGTTGATGTGACAAAGGCAAAGTCATTCCCACAAGTAGCTGGTGTATGGAATAACTTGCCGTTTGACATTAAGGCAAAGTTGCTTGGACGTGAGTCAGATGGTAAGGGAGGATACCTACAATCACAAGACTTGCCACGGGTTGCCTTGATTGTTGAGTCAGAAACTATTGACCGTAAGCATTCTATTTTTTACGCATTCTCAAATGGACAAATGACTGAAGCAGCGGTCAACATTCAAACTGACAATGCTAACGAAAATCGTGTGGGTGACACATTGACATACCAATCATTTGGGTTGGATGACTGGAATGGCCAAGGAATGAAGATGTTCTACTCGGGAGACGCAGATTTTGATAAGGCAGCAATGCTGGCAGAAGTATTTGGTGGTTATGCTGAAGCAACTACGCCCAGCACAAGCAACTAATATTACAGCGATTGTCTTACAACCACGACAATAAATAGGTTCAAATGGGGTGAGAAGCCCAGTTGAAAGTGGCTCGCTTAATGAATTGGTGAGTCCTTTTTTTATTTGCGAATGATGAAAGGAATACACAATGAAAATTTCGTTTAAAGAACTACGCAAGACGCCATTCGAGGTGAAGGCCACGGTTAAGAACCTTAAGAAAACGTACAAAGTTCAATTAAAGCTGGCTACGTTAGAGGACGCCATGGATGAAGACACGCCAGTTGAATCACTCCAATCTGTATTAGACGCCTTGGAAAATGTAACGGATTACGTGGTTGATATGTTGAAGTTGAAGGATACAGAAATTGAGAAGCTTGAAGAGTTAGATCAAGAAGAACTTATGACTTTGGCTCAACGATTGTACATGCGAATTATGGGAATGTCAGAGCAAGAAATTGAGGACATTCAAAATGAGCCAGATGATGCGGGTTTAGAACCAGCCCTGGAGAACGAGTAATTGCATATAATAACCACATTTTGGACTTAGAGCTTTTCGAAAAGGATGTCATGGTTAATCTTCACTGGAGCGTTAAAGATGTTGAGGAAGCCGAGTACGAGAGTTTGATGTCTATCATGAACGCTTCAGAAGATAACCGCATGATGTCATCGGAAGACATGATGAAGCTGTGGAATGGATTACCAGGCTAGAAAGGAGGTAAAACATGGCAAAAGAGAAAGTTGCAGGCTTGCTTGCTACCGAGGTTGGACTGAATACTACGTCGGCTACAAATTCATTGAACGAGCTTAAGTCAGCCGTTAAGGACTCAACAAATGAGTGGAAGCAGATGGAGTCACAGATGAAACAATCTGGTGATGAAATTGGGGCGTCTGAAGCTAAGTACAAAGGACTTACACAATCAGTTAACCAGCAACAAGACGTGTTGGCCAAGTTGCGTCAGGAGCAATCGGAAGTTAATCGAAGTACGGAAGCTGGAGAGCAAACGTATCAGAAATACGCATCGCAAATCACAACTGCTGAGCGTCAACTTGCTTCAATGACCAAGCAGCAAGAACAAGCTAAACGAGCTTATGAATTGCAAGAGTCTGGTATTGCTGGACTTAACAAGGAAATTCAAAACTCAATCAAAGAGACTGACTCATACGTTGAACGCTTGCGAGCCGAGGGTAAAGAAGAAGAAGCCAACGAAGCCCAAAAGAAGGGGTTAGCACGTACGCTTGAAAAGCAGGGCCAATTATATGAAGCCCAGCGTAAGCAATTGGATAAAATGACGCAATCGGGTGAAGCATCATCGGATAGCATTAGTAAACAAAAGGTCGCGTTAGACAAGACGGGAACTTCAATTGCCAAAGGAAAACGATCATTAGAAGAGCTAGATGGCGCACAGGGAAAGATTGGTAAGAATGAAGGCGCTACTGAGGCCGGGGGTAAATTTGAACGGCTAACGGGTGCTGTTAATAAGACTAAGTTGGGACTTGCAGCCACGGCTGCAGCTGCAGGAACGGCTTTAGCTGGTGTATCTAAGTTGGTTTCAGCAATTTATGACCAACAAAGCCAAGTTTCCAGCCTACAAGCAAGAACGACTGCATCTTATGGTGAATCCAAGGAAGCAATCTCAGCTATCAATAAGCTGTATGCCAAGGGTTATGGTGAATCAGTTGAGGACTTGACCGAAACTTATACCCAGTTGAAGCAGATGAACCCAAAGGCTGATGTTGATGAATTGGCCAAGCAAACGAAGTTGGTATCACAGTATTCCAAGGCTTCGGGGGCTGACACACAGGAAGTCTTGCGTGGTGCTCAAAATGCTACGAAGGCGTGGCATATGAGTTATGAAGAATACTTCGATAATTTGTTCACGCTGCAAAAGCAAGGTGGCGATATTGGTGGTGACATCTCCGATAATATGGCTGAGTATTCACAAGTTCTTGGTCAAATGGGGTTGTCAGCCAAAGATTCGTTCTCAATGATTGCCAACGGTATTCAAAGCGGAGCATACAATGGTGACAAGTTGTTAGATTTCACCAAAGAGTTCAGTATCAGTCTGAATGATGGTCGCATGGATGAATCAATCACCGAGTTTTCTAAAAAGTCCCAAGAAATGTTCAACGGATATAAAGAGGGTAAGGTCACAGCTGGTGATATGTTTAAACAAATCACTAGTGAAATGGGTAAGATGACCGACAAGCAGAAGGAAGCTACCTTGGCTTCAAATCTGTGGAGTGCTTTGGGTGAGGACAATTCACTTAAGGTACTTGGATCACTTGGTAAGCAAAACAAGGCGTTCTCTGACGTTTCAGGTACCGCTAAGAAAACATCTGACCAGCTGAAAGAGTCCAACCCGTTTGAGTTGATGAAGCGCTCAGCACAAGCGTCTGTCAGTTCGATTACGATGTCAGCTACTGAGACAAAGAACTTCAAAAAGGCGTTAGAACCACTCCAAAAGGCTGTTAAGCAGTTCATCGGCACTATGGTCAAGAACATGCCAGCAATTGTTAAGGCTATTACACCGGTAGTTAATTTTGTATCACAGCACGGTAAGGCAATTACCGCAGTGTTGGCTGGCCTTTTAGCGTTGCACTTCGGTTCCAAGATAGTCAGCTCAGCTCACAACATGGTTACTGCCTTTGGTACGCTAAGAACTGGATTAACCAAGCTGGCTCATTCACAAAAGCTGGCCACCGCCGCTCAAAAGGCAATGACGCTTGCTACGAAGGCATATGATCTTGTCGTTAAAAACAGTGTAATTGGACGGGTCGTCTTAATTATCACAGCTATAGTTGCTGGATTAGTAATGCTGTACAAGCACAACAAAAAGTTTAAGGCGTTTGTTGATGGAGTAGTCAAGTCTGCTGGTAAGTTCTTTACATCAATGAGTAAGTGGATTAAATCAGCTACTAAGTCGATTAGCAAGTTCTTCAAAACCATCGGTAAGTGGTTTGGTGGCATAGGTAAGACGATTGGTGATGGTGCCAAGGTTATTAGCAAGTGGTTCTCTGGTCTTGTAAAGGGATTCCACAAAGGTTGGAACTCATTTACTAAGTTTGCCAAGAAGTTGCTTAAGACATTCGGTAAGATTGTGTTGATTTCAATGGCGTTGCCAATTGGTATCGCAGCTACTTTAATGAAGCCTCTAGTAGGCCCAATGAAGAAGATTTTCAATCAACTTACTAAGTGGTTGAAGTCTGTATGGAAACCAGTACAAAAGGCTTGGACGAGTACATGGAACGCAATTGGTAAGTGGTTCTCAGGATTGTTAAACAGCATCGCAAAGGTGTGGAATAACACCATGTCGGCCATTGGTAACACGTTGAGTAAGTCGATGGGGGCCATCTCAGACGCTTGGTCACGTTCTTGGAACGGTGTTGCTAACTTCTTTACTGACACATGGAACAAGATAGTACGTTTCTTTAAGCCTATTATCAACTCAATTCATCGTATTGTGTCGGACACAGTTGGTGCAATTTCGGATACGTGGAGCAAGACTTGGAATGGCATTTCTGACTTCTTTAGCGGTATCTGGAACAAGATGGTAAGGTCTGGTGACGATGGCATTAAGTCCGTCAAGAACGTGTTTTCTCCAATATTGAACGCAATCAGTGGAGCATTCTCAAACACTTGGAATAGTATTACAGATGGGTTTGGTTCCATGTGGAATACTATGACGGGTTGGGCTAGAGATGGTATTAACGGTGTCATTGGGATCATCAACAACGGAATCGGTGCAATCAATTCGGTTATTGGTATGTTTGGTGGCGGTCATGGTCTGTCACGAATTCCAAAATTTGCTAATGGTACAAAGGGCGCACCGAAGGGACTTGCAGTCGTTAATGACGCACCAGGCGAGAATTATCAGGAAGCAATTATTGATAACTCTGGTAAAGCCACTGTACTTGAAGGCCGCAACAGACTGGTTGAGTTCAGTGGTGGTGAAACGGTTATCCCAGCCCACGCATTGCCTCACTTCGCTAATGGAACAAATGATTGGTTAAGTAGTGCAGTGGGTTGGATTTCGGATAAGTGGACGCAGCTTACATCATTCCTACGTGAGCCAATCGTGGCATTAACAAACGTCATGCATCGTGCAGTGGGAACTATTACAGGTAGCCCACTAGTAAAGGCAGTTTCACCAATGATGACGCAGGGGCTAATTAACGGCATTGCCAGTCCAATCGTTAACATGTTGTCTGGCATTAAGAGTAAGCACGATTCAGATGAGCACCAGAGTTTGATTAAACGTCTATTAGGCAACGGATTTGCACAAGGTGGAATAGTTAATCAACATGGCCTGTATGAAGTCGCAGAGCAAAACATGCCAGAAATAATTATTCCGCTAGACCCAGCCAAGAAGATGCGAGCCAATGACTTGCTAGAACAAGCCAATGCACGTATCAATGGCAATCGTACCAGTGGACAATCACAAGTCATCCAAGAGGGTGACACTTACAAAATCGAAATCAACGTGAACGCAGATTTAACGCCTAATACGTTGAAGGAGTTGCAGCAAGTAGTTGTAGATGCAATTACACGCAAGCAAAACGCCAAGTCACGAGCGTTTGGATAGAATAGGAGGATAGAAAGATTGGAAAGAGGAAGTTTCGTATTAGGTCACCAATTAACGAGTGACCAACTTAACGCACGGATATTGAATTATCCAACAATCGCAGTGCCAGAACGTAAAATGACGCTTAACACTAGTCCGGTCGGTATTGATCGGGCTATTTTGTTTGACGATGGTGCTTATAACAACAGAGATATTCAATTGATTATTGGTTTCGAAGGTAAGCAAGCAGATAGTAACATCCAAAAATTTCTAAGCGTATTGGACACCGGAAAGTACATTGATTTCCAGATGTACTCGGACCCCGATTACACGTACCAAGTTATCAGGCAATCAACCGGAACGATTGCAAGGCCAAATTACTCGGACGGTTATCGTGAGTTAACCATTATGTTGTCAGCGGCACCATATCGTTATGTTGCACCTGCTCAAACAGAAACGATTACGACACTTATTTCTACGCTGGTAAATCCAACCAACTATGTTGCCAAGCCATACATCAAGATTGTCGGCAGCGGTTCTATCACGCTAACGATAAACGGTACTGATTACAGGTTCTCCAATGTTACAGGGTCGATTGAACTGGATAGTGCTATGCAAAACGTGTGGCATACCAATGGCAAAATCATAGTGAACGAGAACGCTAAGATGGCCATCGGCCCATTCCCAACACTAAAGCCTGGTAACAACAATATTAATTTGAGTGCGGGTACAGTAACAATAGAACCACGATGGAGGACGCTATGACACCGATTTTATACAACAGCGATGAGATTGATTTCACAAGTAACGGGTTAGGGCAACTAACCGAACTTTATTCAGTTGATATTCAAGAGCAACGTAACGGCTTGTTAACGTTCACTGGGTTATACCCTGTTACAGGTCAACATTATGGTGATATTTCAGAAGGCCGTATTATACTTGCTAAGCCATCGCCACTTGATGATAACCACGCCTTTCGTATTGTGAACACGCAGCTGGATATTGCCGGTCATTCATTACAGATTGAGGCCGATTCCATTACCTATGATCTGACCCACAACATCGTGAAATCAGTGACGATGAAAGGAACTGGTTCAACGGCCATGAACCAGTTACAAGAAGCAATTGTTAATCCTAGTATTTTTACTTTGTACTCGGATATTACGACAAGCTCAACATCAACCCTGAATTACGTTAATCCCATGGAAGCCATCGCAGGTACGCAAGGTTCATTCTTGCAATATTGGGGCGGTGAAATGAAGCGGGAGAACCGTAGAGTTGCTATGTTAAACCGACGCGGCCGTTATAACGTAGCAACATTCCGACTCGGAAAGAACATCAGCGGGTTAAGGTACACGGTCGATACTTCTAACTTGGTAACACAGGTTATACCAACGGTTAATTTAACTGAAGGTAATACAACCCGCTATTTGGAGGGTGCCACAGTTTCTTCTAAGCGTGTTGGCAATTATCCAATCAAATACACACAATCAGTTGATGTAACCGACAAAATTACGATTAATGACGGTGATACTGACAAAGCAATCATTGACCGGATAAATGCGTATGCTGGTAACTGGTTTGCCCAGTCAGAAAACACTAATAAGGATTTACCTGATGTAACAATCGAGGTTGATGTGTTGAGTTTACAAGACTCAGCTGATTACGCAGACAAGTTTGCTAAGTTGGAGACGATTGGGCTGACCGACACTGTTACGGTGTACGTACCAGAGTATGGGGTAAACGTTACGGCCATCGTGAACGAGTTGCATTATGACCCAATCGGAGAACGAGTAACGAGTTTGGTTGTCGGAACTGCTAAGGTAAGCTTTGCAGATGCCAATCAGAACGCTTTATCTGACTTGCAGAACAAAGTTATTCAGGTTCAAGAGCAGGCCACACAGGCTGTTGTCAGCGCCAATGGGAAGAACTCAAACCACTCTGGTCGTAATGCACCAGCACACCCGCAAGAAGGAGATACATGGTTCTGGGACGATGGAGCTGATTCTGGTATTCGTGTCTTTACCAACGGCGTGTGGGTGGATTCCGTAGATACCAAGACATTGGAACGCATTAACAACGCCGTTGATAGTGCGATTGAGACCTCTTATACTTACACCGATGAACTAAATGATAAACAGGTTGAATTGACCAATGAACTGAATGATAAGGTCGCTAATGGTGAAGCTCTATTAAAGCAAGAAATAACTGACCGAGAGAACGGAGATAGCGTTACGCTGCAAGCAGGCAAGGATTTTGTAACCAGCCAGATAAAGGACTACGACACCGGAATGCAAAGCCAAATTTCCCAAGTCAGCGATGGCATCATGGCGTCAGTTAGTTCAACAAATTTAATTACCGACAGTTCTTTTGTAAACGCAACAGCTAACTGGACGCTCGCCGGTGATGTATCGTGGAAAATTGACAACGAAATCATGCTCAAAGGTGTGCGGGTAGCAACGTTTAACAACGGAAGTAATGACTTTGACCGCAAGACTTCAACGTTGAAAAGCACACCGATTTATACAATGAATTTGGGCGGCACACAATTCTATGCAAGCATTGACATTTATGCTCCATTTTTTGGAACAAGCGCTTATATGAAGGCTGAAATTGTTCAAAAAAACAGTTCTGGCACGACAACAAAGACAACTGCAATTGGCGGTTCATTTGATACAGCAATGTCTGGTTGGAATACTTACACGGCTGACATTACGTTGGATTCAGCGACAACACAACTTTATCTTCAAGTTACGCAGTACGGAGGCGGAAAAGTTTCTGTTGCTAGACCTTATTTGGGTTCAACTAAGCTGAATGCTGGTGATTACATTCCGGGGTCAAGTACCGACAATACTTCAACATTGAAGTTGTTTAATAACTTTTTCGCGTTTGGTATTCAAGCTAATACTGGTGCTTTGATCTCCGGTATTAACGGGGACTCATCTGGTCTGAACATCGTAGGTGAGAAAATCACGGTTACTGGCGATACAACTTTTATCGGTAAAAACTTCATGGACGGCGCCATCATCAAGAACGCATCTATTGGAAGTGCTCAAATCGCTGACGCTTCTATCACGAATGCTAAAATTTCTAACCTTGATGTCAATAAATTATCTGGTAATGTTTCAAGTTTTATCCAATCCAACTGGAACGGTAAGTACGGTTCAACCACGATAAATTCTACTGGTATGACTGTTAATTCTGGTGGCGTGATTACCGATTTCATGAATTCTGGAATGAAGCTAACAATGGCCGGTGAATCCATTGGGGGTATCGGTGTTCAAGGTATGACGGGCAAGCCCAATACTTACCAAGGGTTGACGTTCTGGCTTGATGGAAATGCTGAGTATATGGCTTGGGCAGCCCGTAATAATGGAGATACATCGATGAATCCGGTTATACAGATGTCTTGGTATCGAAGTAATTCTGCGCCAACAGGAGCATACGCCGGCTTTAATTTTGACGATGATGTTATTTTCAATCAAGGGATTAACGTACCGGGAATTTCCAAGGCAAAACTTGGCTTTACAACCAAAACTTTTAATGGTTTCAATTATCCATACTTTGGGGATAGTAGATTGCAGGCTGGATTAGCGTACGGGTCCGGTTATACATACCTAATATCGGGGACAACGTATTACAATCTGACTCGTGTTATAAAGGCACTTGATAATTTAGGCGCTGTTAAAATACCATCAGTCATCAACTCAGACGGAACCGTTAAAACTTGGTTCAACGTCACTTTATAAGATAGGAGAACAAACGTGGAACAATCACAACAACAAACTTTGCAAAATCTTGGTTTCGAGATTGCCAACAAAGCGATTGAAATCGCACAACTTCGGGCACAATTGAGCGCTGTGCAATCAGAGAACGAACAATTGAAGTCACGTATCGATGAATTAAGCAAGGGGGAGTCTAACGATGGCACAAATTGATAAGACAACGCAATTCAATCAACAGTTATCCATTACCGCAGAAGATGGTGGTACAGTGAACTACGCAACCTTAAGTGGTTCGATTGACCAATACGGTGTGCCATCAATGAGCTACTACATCAACGATGGTGTCATTTATCGTGAACATTTATCTGATTTCCGGACAGCTTGGTCAGCATTTCAAGATACCGTATTTGCAGAGGCTGATAAGGTTGTTGCCAGCTTTGAAAAGTAGTGGGGTAGAGTTATGAACTTTTTTCCACATGACATCGCAGGCTGGTTAACAGTTATCGGCTCATTATCTGGTGCGATGTGGTTTGTCATTCAAAAAACGTTCGTTAAGTCTATGAATGACTTGAATAAGGCGATCACTGGCTTACAAGAAACTTTAAAAATTTATGATCATCGGATTGATGACCACGAGACACGTATAAGGCTACTGGAAGATTGGAGAGAACATCACGATGACAACGAATAACTTAATAACCTTTGCAGAAGCGCTATGGCAATCAGGTATTGCTCCAGCGCTTTTAATTTTGGCCATTGGTTGGACTTCAGAACGGTTTACCCGCAATAAGCGGCTAACAAACTTGCTTGGTATTGCAGAAGCTGTGGTTAAGTGGGCAGAGGTGACCTTTGACGGTGGCCAAACCCGAAAAGCACAAGCAATCAAGTCGATTACAGATTATTTGGTTAAGGCTGACAAAGCACATTTGTTCACTGCTAAGCAGATTGATGAGGCAATTGAATGGGCTGTTGAAAAGATGAAGGAGGCAGAGAAGTAAAATGAATAAGACAATTAAATTGGTCGCCGTTGGGGCGGCCTTTTTGTTTGGAACAACAATTATTAGTGATCATACGGTGCATGCAGATACGCCACGGTTTGACATGGTCGATGTATCCAACTGGAATGGTTACTTGTCAGTTGGCGATTTCGTTAATATGCGTAATCAAGGCGTTAAAGCCATTACTACCAAAGTTTCAGAAGGTACATGGTATCAAGCCCCCACGGCTGCTAACAATATTGCAAACGCACAAGCGGCAGGTCTGTACGTAAATGGTTATTACTTTGCTCATGCGACCGATAATGCCACTGCTGTTCAAGAAGCTAACTACGCAGTGGCCACGGCTCAAGCTGATGGTTTGGGAGTTGGAGCTGTGCTGGCAGTAGATGCTGAATCACCAAATCAAATGGCAATGGGGAAAGCTATGCAAGCTGTGAATGAAACAGCTGAACAGCAAGTGGGCATCGCTGGTGGGTATCGATCAACAACCTATACAATGGGGTCACACGTTGAAACAACACCTGATGGTGACAAGTCATGGGTTGCACACTATCCATACACGCCAACGGCTAATCAAAACTATTACTCATCGGAGCATGGTTGGCAATGGTTCGATCATGCAACGTTCGATGGTGTGAACGGTGCGTTTGATATTACGCAACTTTACGACAATTTCTTCACTGCTGACCAAGCGGTCATTAAGAAGAACCCGGGTGATGGTGCTGCGGTGTGGTCTAAGAAGGGTGTCTGGTACACAGACAACTCATTCAAGCACAAGGCCAATGGCATCAAGAAGCACATGGGTTCTTACTGGTCATTTGCTAATGGCGAGTTGATCAAGTCTAACTGGACGAACTCATGGGGACTTCACTATTGGTCAGACGGTGACGGTAAGTTAGTACAGGGTGAGGGAGATTGGCACGGATATCATTTTAATTTTGGAACTGACGGCACGTTCAATGCTAAGACTGCAACT